AGAACCCCCCTGTTTTTCCAGACTTCCCCTCCCCAACACGATCGGAAATACACCTAGACAGTCCGTTTACAGCCCGACCTAATCCAGAACAGTCCTGATGGCTGCCAAGAAATCCCAAGCGCTACGAGGGGCAACTGAACCTAGGCTTCACAGTCCGTATTTAAAGGGCAAGTCTAAGGTAAACGATGTAATTGAACTCGCAGAACTTATTAAGATGCCGCTATTGCCATGGCAGAAGTTCTGCCTTACCGACATGCTACGCGTAGACAGGAAGGGCAACTGGATACGCAAGACTAACCTTCTGCTAGTAGCCCGGCAGAACGGTAAGACCCACTTAACCCGCATGCTTATCTTGGCTCACCTTCTAAAGTGGGATAGCAAGAACATAATTATTGCTTCCTCTAATCGCTCGATGGCACTCGATACCTTTAGGCAAGTAGCGCATGTATTCGAGGCTAACGAGAACCTTATGGCGCTGGTCAAGCAGATCCGATATGCCAACGGTACTGAGTCGATCGAGATGAAAGACGGTCGCAGACTCGATGTAGTGGCAGCAACTAGAGACGGTGCGCGTGGTCGTAGCGCCGATGCGCTGTTTCTCGATGAGGTTCGAGAGTGGTCAGAGGAAGGCTATCGAGCAGCGATGCCGGTAACTAGAGCCAGACCTAATGCTCACACATTCCTAACTTCTAACGCTGGCGATGCTTTCAGCATAGTTCTAAACGGATTAAGAGAACGAGCGCTAGATAATCCGCCTAAGTCTTTCGGCTATTACGAATACTCTGCGCCTCAGTATTGCAAGATCGACGATCCTAAAGCGTGGGCGATGAGTAATCCCGCGTTAGGTTTCTTGGTTACTTTAGAGACTCTAGAGGAGAGCGTGGCAACTTCTCCTGTAGAAAATACTCGCACAGAGTTGCTATGCCAATGGATCGACTCCCTTAGTTCACCTTGGCCTCATGGCATCTTGGAGGATACGAGCGATAACAGCCTCACTATCCCGCCCGGCGGTTACACAGTCTTTGGCTTCGATGTCTCACCTTCGAGGCGTAATGCTTCGCTAGTTGCTGGCCAGATACTCCCCGATGGTCGTATCGGAGTCGGCATCTTGCAGACATGGGAGAGCGCAGTCTCTGTTGATGACCTAAAGATCGCAGCCGATATTAAAGCGTGGGCAGATCAGTACAGACCGCGTCAAATCTGCTTCGACAAGTACACAGCCCAGTCGATCGCCGACAAATTATCTAATGCGGGATGCGTAACTCAGGATGTCTCTGGCGCTTCGTTCTATCAGGCGTGCGGAGACTTACTTGATGGCCTAGTTAACCTTCGCGTGGTTCATTCTGGTCAGAGTAACTGGATACAGCAGATGAATAACTGCGCGGCTAAAGTTAACGACAGCGCTTGGCGTATCGTTAAGAGAAAATCTGCTGGCGATGTCTCTGGTGCTATTGGTACTGCGATGGTCGTGCATATGCTTTACAAACCACAACAGGTAGCGGCTATATACACAGAATGACCTACATCTAGTGTATAATTGCACCCTATGGGTATCTTTTCGCGTAAACCGCTAATCGTAGAAGCGCAGCAAGCGCCACAGGTAATGGGCGAAAATTTACCCACAATTTACAACCAAATAGCCTTACGCGTATCTCGTAAAGACGCTATGTCTGTTCCTTCGATCGCCAGAGCGCGCAACTTAATCTGCGGAACTGTTGCTTCGATACCTTTAGAGTATTACAACAAGCGCACCGGCGAAGTTATGGCCGCACCTCGTTGGATCTCACAACTTGCTAAGAACCAACCATCATTCATCACCCTTAACTGGTGCGTTGACTCGTTGCTGTTCTACGGCGTTGCTTACCTTCGTGTAACCGAGCGCTACGCCGAGGATGGCCGCCCTTCTGCATTTGAATGGATCGCTAATACTCGCGTAACCTTTACGACAGATCTTGAAGGCATCATGATTACGCAATACTATGTCGATGCTTATCCGATCGACATGAACGATATTGTAACTATTCAAGGATTAGATGAAGGCGTGCTAGAACGCGCTGGGCGCACTATTCAGAGCGCGATCGACATTAACAAGGCCGCTTCAATAGCCTCAGCCACTCCAATGTCTAGCGGTATCTTAAAGAACACAGGCGCAGACCTACCTCCAGCAGAAGTCTCTGGCCTTCTTGCTGCTTGGAAGCGTAGCCGCCAGAACAACTCGACTGCTTACTTAACTTCTACTTTAGAGTTCCAGTCCACACAGTTCTCACCTAAAGACATGATGTACAACGAGGCTATTCAGAACTTATCAACTGAAATTGCTCGCGCTATGAATGTCCCGGCTTATTACTTATCAGCCGATCAGAACACGACTATGACTTATGCGAATGTTCAGGATGAGCGCAAGCAGTTCTACGCTCTATCCATCGAGCCTTACATCCAAGCAATTCAGGCGCGTCTCAGCATGGATGATATTTCAACATCTGGCCACGAAGTTCGCTTCGCGGTATTCGATACATTCTTAAAGAACGATCCGCTAGTTGAACTTCAAGTTATTGAGAAGTTACTTACTCTCGGACTTATTACAACTGAACAGGCCATGGAAATGACGGATTTAACACCTAACGGAAGTGAGGGACTCTAATGGAGACTCTATACATCGAAGCAGCCTCGATCGAGTGCAGCGAGGAACGCCGCGAGATTAGCGGCAAGATCGTACCTATGGGAACTGGCGAGATCGGTAACACTAATCTTGGTGGAGTCGTATTCGAAGCAGGATCTATTGAGATCGACGATCCTTCTAAGATCAAGTTGCTTAGCCAGCATGATGTTAAGAAGCCTATCGGCCGCATGGTAACTGCAACAGTTCGACCAGATGGAATCTATGCAACCTTTAAGTTAAGCCGCTCATCCGGCGGAACTGATGCGCTAGTAATGGCAAGCGAAGGGCTAGTAAGCGGTCTGTCGATCGGTGCAGAGATCATCGCATCAGCACCATCACGCTCTGGACACACAGTCGTTACAGCAGCCAAGTTAAAAGAAGTTTCTCTAGTTACTGAGCCAGCCTTTAAGTCTGCTCAGGTTCTGGAGATCGCAGCAGAGGAAGTAGACACCCCTGCTGAACCAAACACACCAACAGAAAGCGAGGCGGTCGTGGAAAATACTCCAGACACCGTAGCAGCACCAGAAGTTGAGGCAACGGCTGTTGAAGCCGCTCGCCCAACTGTTTCAGCACCAGCATATGCGAAAGAGCGCACAGCGCCGATCTCATCTGCACAATACCTAGAAGCATCCATGAAGGCAGCGCTTGGCGATGACGAAGCACGCCGCACAATTCGTGCAGCAGATGACTCAACATCAACAAACACAGGTTTAACACTTCCTTCACACCTAAACACATTCATTACAGATACATTCACCGGCCGACCAGCATTCGAAGCAGCAACACGCGGCTCACTTGCTGGCATCGACGGAATGTCTTTTACAGTTCCACGCCTTTACACAAACGCTACTTCAGCAGATGTTGCACCAACAGTTGCAGACACTAACGAAGGTGCAGCACCATCAGAGACTGGCATGACCTCAGCCTACGACACGATTTCGATCGAAAAGTTTAGTGGCTTGCAGCGTGTAAGTTTCGAGTTGGTGGATCGCTCATCTCCTGCGTTCATGGAACTCATGATGGCAGAACTTCGCAAGGCGTACGAAAAGGCTACAGATGCAGCACTACTTGCAGCATATGTATCAGCAGGTACAACTGCGACAGCAACAGCAGCAACAGCAGCAGGACTTCAGTCATTCGTATCAGTAGAAGGCGCAGCCGCATACAAGGGTACTGGCGGAGACTTCGCTAACAAGTTGGTTGCATCGACTGACGCTTGGGCGGCTATTGCCGGCTTCGCAGACACAACTGGTCGCAGCCTCTATTCTGCACAGGGTGCAACACAGAATGCATCAGGCAACGCGGTAGCGACTTCAGTCGTTGGTGGCGTACTTGGTACAGATTTAATCGTCGATCACAACATCACAACATCTGGCGTAATCGACAACTCAATGTTCTTGGTTGCTCCTTCATCTGTTTACACATGGGAGTCTCCAACAACACAACTTCGCGTAAATGTTCTTACATCAGGCGAAATTGAAATCAACCTTTACGGTTACCTCGCTATCTACTTGGCTAAGTCAGGTAAGGGCGTTCGCAAGTTCAACCTTACATAATAGGTTACTAAGTCGCTGGAGGGGTAATGCCCTTTTACCCCTCCAGTCTTTAGAAAGGATAACAATGAGCATCACGACAGTAAGCGAGTTACGCACCGCACTTGGTGTTGGCACTCTCTATCCAGACGCGACCCTACAGTCTGTCTGCGATGCTGCCGATAATGTCTTGTTACCTTTTCTATGGACTAACACGACTCCAGTTATCGGGCATAGCAATACAACCAACACCGGCACTTCTTACTTTCAGGATAATGTCCAAGATGTGTTCTATGTTGGACAGACTATAAACATCACCGGCTGCGGAAGTAAGCACAACGGTAACAAGACAATAACTGGTGTAGGCGAGTATCAAGTTACTTATGCGATCACAGGTAATAACAATGTTGCCGCGCCTTATCACCCGATTAACCCTTATGGCTCAGCAGCGGCAGATACCTATGTTGATTACACAACTATTCCAGCGATCCAAGAAGCCAGCCTAATGATCTCGATCTCTATCTGGGGCAGCCGCCAGTCCAACTCTGGTTCTGCGATGGGGCCAGACGGAACTATGACTTCAATTTACGCCATGTCGAACCAGTTGCTAGGCAGAGTGCGTGGGCTTATTGCTCCGTATATCTCGCCTAACTCGATGGTTGGCTAACCATGGCAGCGATCTCCACACTTCGCGCCACTATTGCAGCAGCGCTCGTAGATAATTCACTCTGGTCGGTTTTCTCATTCCCGCCTGCTACACCTATCGTTAATAGCGTAGTTATAAGCCCGGCTGATCCTTATGTAACTCCTACCAATAATGGCCGCAATACTGTTGCGCCACTTGCTAACTTTAATATAAATATATTCGTGCCGCTTCTGGACAACGAAGGTAACTTAAACGGTATTGAGGATATGTTGGTTGCAGTCTTTAATAAACTGGCAGCATCCTCGATCGTCTATAATGTGGGAGATGTGAGCGCACCTAGCGTTCTCAATGCTACATCGGGCGATCTATTGACTTGCTCCCTGCAAGTCTCAGTCCTAACGAGTTGGAGTTAAAATGACCCTTGAACAATGGGAAAAAGACAACACAGCGTTCCTGATCAAGATCGGTCAGATCGCTCCAGCAGCACCTAAACCAGCAACTAAGAAAGATGAGGAATAACCGATGGCAGTATATCTAAGCAACGGAGTGGTTCTTACTGTAAATGCGGTAGACCTCTCAACACTAGTAAGCAGCGTTACGATCAACCGATCATTCGATGAACTCGAAGTTACAGCGATGGGCGATAGCGGACATAAGTTCGTTAAGGGCTTGGAAGCATCATCTATCACTATCGACTTCTTTAACGACGAGGCATCAGCCAAGACTCTACAAACCTTGAACTCAACATGGGGAACTAGCACGACCGTTACAGTCAAGCAGACTTCTGCTGCTGTCTCAGCAACTAACCCAATGTACACAATGTCCTGCCTAGTCAATAACATCACACCAGTTAACGGCGCAGTTGGAGACATCTCTACTCAGTCAGTTACTTGGACTGTTAACGGAACTATTGCAGTTACATCAGCGTAATCACTAACTAAGGGGCAAAAAATGGCACGACTAAAGGTAACAAGGGCAGACGGAAGCATCAACGAGTACCAGATCACTCCGGCGATCGAGTACGCCTTCGAGCAATATGCTAAGAAGGGCTTTCATAAAGCCTTTAGGGATGACGAGAAGCAGAGCGATGTGTATTGGCTGTGCTGGGAGTCCATTCGTCGGTCGGGTGAAACCGTTAAACCATTCGGGGAAGCGTTCCTAGATACCTTGGCGCGAGTCGAGGTTCTAGATGACGAACCTTTAATGTAGCGCGGGAGTCCTTCACCTATCTCGTAGCGAGACTATCGCTAGAGACTGGACTCTCGCCACAGACTTTAATTGAACTAGACCACACAATGTTCAGGACTTTACTTCAAGCCCTGAAGGACAGAGCGAAGGAGCAAGCGGATGCCAACAGAAGTAAAAGGCGCAGATAAACTCCGTAAAGCCCTAAAGCAATTTGAGCCTGATCTAGCGAAAGAAACCACTAAAGAACTTGGAGTCTTGCTTAAACCTATCGCCGCTAAGGCGCGTGGTTACATGCCATCCGAGTCTCCTTTAAGTGGTTGGGCAGTCAAGCCCAACAGTAAAGCCAAGTTTCCAACCTATGACCCAACTGTGGCCAAGCGTGGCGTTAGTTATAAGACTTCACCTAGCAAGCCTAATCGTCGAGGCTGGAGATCTCTAGTATCTATTCTTAACAAGTCTGCTGCTGGTGCTATCTACGAGACGGCCGGGCGCAAGAACCCCGGCGGTAACTTCTCGCCTCGTTTAGGCGGAGATCCTAAAGGTCGCGACAAGATGGAAGGCCGCTCAATTTTTCGTGCATGGAATGAGGATCAGGGCAAGACTCAGGGCGCGGTAATTAAAGCGATCGAGTCATCAGCCGATAAGTTTAATAAGAGAACTCCTAAGGTGAACTAATGGCAACTAATGTAAAGATAGATATTGCTGCGGAGTTCGTTGGCAAGAAGGCTTTTACCGATGCGGCTAAGCAGACTATTGGACTTAACAACCAAGTTAAGACACTCGCTAAGTCTTACCTAGGATTATTTACAGTACAGCGTTTAGGTCGAGCAGGCTTTAATGCCGCTAAGGCATTCGCTGAGGATGATAAAGCAGCCAGAGTATTAACTCAGTCCCTTGATAACTTGGGCTTAGCATTCGCTGATCCTGCTGTTAAGACTTTTATTGCAGATCTAGAAAAGCAGTTTGGCATCCTCGATGACCAGTTACGCCCAGCGTACCAACGCTTATTAACTACTACAGGTGATGTTGCTAAGTCTCAATCCTTACTCCGCACAGCCTTAGACCTATCAGCAGCAAGCGGTGCAGATGTTGTATCTGTTGCCGGAGATCTATCTAAGGGTTATGTAGGCCAGACTCGCGCCCTTGCTAAATACGGTATTGGATTAACTCAGGCTGAACTAAAGGCTATGGACTTCGAGCAAGTTCAGGAGCGCATTAACAGCCTATTCGGTGGACAGGCTACAGTTGCGGTCGATACCTATGCAGGCGCGTTCGCTCGCTTATCAGTTGCATCTAATAACGCTCAGGAAATTATTGGCGGCGGTCTAGTCGATGCGCTTGCAGCCCTTGGCGGCGGCGGAGAAGGTGGATTAACTAACACTCTAAACCTTATCGAAAAGACTTCTACAGCCCTTGCAACCTTTATTCGTAAGTTCGGAGTCGGTCTAGGTGTAAGCGGAAAGATCCTTACTGGAGACTTTAGCGGCGCACAGGCGTTAGCCAATGCAGAAAAGAACCGAGGTAAAGACACCTCAGGATTAACGCCAACTATTAAGGCTGAACTAGCCAAGGCTGCGGCTGAGAAAGCATCTGCTAAGAACCGCACCGCGTTAGTCAAGACAACTAAAGAGCAGACTAAAGCAATTAAAGAACAGACAGCGTTAACCAAGGCTGGCACTCTGTTTGATATTCAACAGACTCAGATCATCGCAGCGCTTAAAGGTGAAGTATCAGCCGAGGAGCGCAAGCGCCTAGAACTGCAACTGGCTATCCTTACTGGCAACACATCAGAGGCATCTAAACTTGCCGGAGAACTTGCTAAGGCTCAGGGTCTATCTGAAAAGTTAGCGGCTTATCTTGCCGATATTCCAAGTGCTAGTAATCCATTCACAGCATGGAAGTCTTATTTAGATATGATCGAAGCGCAGGTTCGCCGCATCGCAACAGTAAGCCCAGCACCAGTTACTTCTATGGCAACAGGTTATGGCGTTACTGGCGTTCAATACGACTTGCCTAATGGCTCAGTACAGACAAGCGCAGCAGGCGTTGACTTCGTGGTAAATGTAAACGCTGGTTCTATTATTGCTCAGGAAAGCCTGCAAGATGTTCTGAGAGACACTCTGCTTGATGCTTCACTCTCGGCTAAGTTCGCAGCGATATTCCGTCAAGGCGGTTCATTCGGCCCATGACGCTACCTGCTCAGATCGCTGTCTCGTTTGACTTTACTTCTGGCGCTA